GAGGTTCGTCGTATCATTTCTCTCAAGTCCGAAGAAATTCGAACAAAGGAGCAGACTTATGAAGCTAAAACAGCTTCTTAGTGCAATCTCTGAGGTGCAGCAAGCGCTGTCCCTCTTGAACGCACAAGGTTTACACAACCGAAATCTCGATCAAGTTCTAAACTTGACCGATTCGATTGTTAAAACGTCTTCTAAGACGGAAACTAAAAATAAGTCACCGAAAAAGAAGAGCTAGTCTCTTCGTTCGTGTCGATTGGGGTACTGGATTGCCGGTGCCCTTTTGGGCATCGGGAGGATTACAATCGTGGCTTGAAGGCGACCTTCTCGAAAGAGAGGACACCTTGAAAAGCAACGAGGGTTTAAACCCAAGTGACTACCTGAGGGTGGTGGAATGCATCTATTCAGATGCTACCGCCAGGTGTTCCGCTGACGTCTCTGATTTACGTGACCTCGATACTATGAGATCACGAGTTAAAGATCAGGGTTTATCGTTCTTGACGATCACCCTACCTCAGTTCTGTAAAGACTTCGAAAGAAGTCTAGAACTCGGTTTTATTGACTCAAAGCTCTTCCAAGGTTTTCGGAAGTGCCGATCAATCCCCTCATTTTTGAGAGGTATGATCAGTCAGATCTTTAACATAGAGACTGGGAGGATTATCGATGATCAAGATAGTTTTGATTCAGGCGATATCTCCAATTATATTGATGCTGTTAGACAAATTTGTCTGGCATTCAAGAAATTTGAGATTCCCTGTACCCCCGAAAGGGAATACAAGGCGCTTCAAAACTTCATCGAAGTTGAGCGTTCCTTTAACGATTTCCAGATTTCCGCCGAGGATGCAGTTGATTTTATCTCTGTATCTTCTGTGCTCTGGGACTCTTGCCTACGCGATATACGTGTGGGCGAGTTGGTCCCTCGGCACGGTCCCGGACAGACCTCCGAGCGAATTTTTGGTAACTCTAAATTCTCTTGGAAGTACTGGCATGAGCGTCTTGAGCCTTTCTTCCCTCTTGTTGACTCGGCTTTTCCAATATCTATTGTGGAAAGCCTTGACAGCGCAGAGGAGCTCAATAGTGTGACGCTTCTTGATCGGTATCATGAACTACCCGTAAGGGTATGTCCTGTACCGAAAACGTTAAAGGGCCCAAGAATCATTGCGATTGAGCCTTGTTGTATGCAATATGCACAACAAGGGATTCGTGACGTTCTTTATGATCGTATCGAATCCAATAGGTTTTCTACTGGCCACATTAATTTTCGTGATCAGTCAGTTAACCAACGCTTAGCGCTTGATTCCTCGAAAGACGGTCGATTAGCAACGATCGATTTAAAAGATGCTAGTGATCGCGTTCCGCGATTCTTAGCTCTTTCTATGTTTCGATCAAACCCTGATTTACAGGGTGCGATTGATGCATGTCGTTCGAGGTACGCGGTAATGCCTGATGGCCAAATTTTTGGTCCATTAAGGAAATTCGCGTCCATGGGTAGTGCTCTTTGTTTTCCTATCGAGGCCATGTACTTCTACACGATTTGTGTAGTGGCACTCCTTAAGGAAAACTCTCTCCCAGTAAGTTCCAGAAACGTTTTTAAAGTTTCTCGGAACGTGTACGTGTATGGTGACGATATTATCGTCCCATCCACGAGTGCGGAGATTGTTCTAGATTACCTAGCTAAGTACAACTGCTTGGTAAATACCGACAAAACTTTCTATCGTGGAAACTTTAGAGAGTCATGCGGTGTTGATGCGTATCGTGGGTCGATTGTTACACCGATCTACGTTAACACGCCTCAACCGAAGAACAAGCAACAAGCCAGCTTTTGTGTTTCGTGGGTTGCCACAGCTAACCTCTTCTATAAGAAGGGTTATCTGAGGACTTCCCACTACTTGTTTACACAAGTAGAAAAGGTTCTGGGAGTATTACCTTCCGTACCCGAAACCTCTCCTGGCTTGGGCCGTAACTTTCCGTGGGTTCCTCCTAAACGTAAGTTTAATAGGAATTACCAAGTTCTTGAAGAAAGACTTTGGGTTCCACGTCCAGTTTATCGCACTGATAGATTGGAGGGTTACGCGGCGATGCAGAAATGTTTCCTAAAGCTGAGAGACTTGAAAAACCTCTCTGTTTCTAGGGACGTTCGGCATCTCGAGCGCTCTGCAGTCTACGGAGGACTTGCACTAACTCTCCGTTGGGTTCCACCTACATTAGGCGGATCTGCATCGTAATGATGCTGGTGGGGACACAGTCGTTAGCCATCGTGTTCGGTTGAACCAGCAATTGGTTAGCCCTTAATTGGGTACCTCGCTGTGTTCACCTGTTT